TTTCGAGTTGGTATGATAAGATCTATATGCTTCATTTCAGCGCTTCCTCATAGGCTTTGACATATGGCTTTATGAGGTCCATGGCATGCCATTCCTGGAGTATCCAGAGCCGGATCCGCTCCTGAAATTCTTTAAGTACATAAGGGTTATCAATTAACCACAAAAGCCGTTCCTCCAGGGTCTGGTGGCTTGCGAAGACAAAGGGGACTTTCCGGACTCGATTCAAAACCGCGCAGCCAAAACAGGCGCCTTCTAAAGTCGTTCTATGCCAGTTCCCGGTTACGACATCATCAATTAAAATATGCGATTCTCTTTTCAGGGCCAGATTTTCAATGTATGGGATCCCCTCTATCCATTCGATGTCGATATCCCGTATTGTGGCAATTTTATTAAGGACGCGTTTAACTTCTTCATATCCTTTGCTATTCTGATGTCCGATTGGAGCGCGGGAGGTCGGGGCAAAAGCAATTTTTATTTTCTTCTGTCGTTTCATCGGTAGGTATTCATCGGGGTCTATGATATTTGGGAGGCTAGGGAGCTGGTATTCCTTCTCCTGTAGGGGCTGTGTTATGGTGTAGGATTTGTCGGCAAATTTCATCAATTGCTGCCAGTTTCCCAGCCGCGGCAAAGAGTGGAATTGGGCCATGACTTTCTGGTGAGCTCGGTATTCGATGATATCATAAGGTAAATAATTATGGATATGCCATAAGTCGGCTTCTGCTAAAACCCTCTTCGCAGCTCCATTGTTTGATGCCCATAAGAGGCTATATGGAAAAGATCGCCCGTCCCGGTATCTATTCTTTTCATTTATCAGCTCGATATTGTGTAGGGTGTATTTTTTCAGGGCCTTGTAGAGTTCCCAGGGAGCTGCAGCTAGAGGCGTCTTGCTGTATATACAGATATTCACTTTTTTAAGCCCCCTTTATCGCGCCTTTCTATGTCAGGATCCTGGAGCTTCACTTGATAAATCTCGATGCATTCGCAGTCTTCGTGGGCAGCGAATTTGTGATAAACCTCTGGGGGGACTTCTGACATCTGCCCGGGCCCCAGAATTGTTGTGTCTATCTGGTTTTTTTCTCTCCAGATTTGGATTTCCAAAGAGCCGGATAATACGAAAAATAGGTTGGATTTTTTGTTGTGCCGGTGTTCGCTGCAATAGCCGCCGGCCTTGATTTTTAAATAATGGGCGCTAATAAAATCTGTCTTAAAAAACTCTGTCGTCTCACCCCAGATTTTACCTTGCATGCTCATAGGATCCCCTCCATTTTCCTTTTTTCAAAGCATTCTAGCGCTGAATTAGGATTTAAATTTATGACTCTAAATCCCCTTGATTTAATCAACGGCGCTGCCCAGCCAAAATGGCCGATCCATTTCTCTATGGCCTCTTCCTTTTGTTTCGCCGGGTGCCCTTCATGCCAATGCGATTTGCCATTTTCATGTTTAAGATCATACCCCAAAAGATAGATAGGATTTGCTCCCAGGCAACATGCTACATTTAGAGCGCCATAACCGGAATTGTCCCCGTGCCCGATTCCGATTTTCAGAGATTCCGTGAAAGCTCTGCAGCCCGTATAATAATCTTTGTGGACCTTAATGATATAAATAAAGGCCGGTAGCTGGGCTGTATAAGTGCATTGCCAAACCTTATAGGCCGAGGATCTGATAAGCCGTTTTTTCATTTCTGGGCCATATTCCCCTCTTTCCAGCCATGCTAAAAATCGGGTATCCATTGAAAAAATAATTGTAGGTTCAAATCTCTCAAAAGCCCGGTTAATTCCGATCGTTCTTTTTCCTTTTAACCGGCTCCAATCAAATCCTTCTAAGCTGGGCCCCCCGCCGATTATAAAACAGGGTTTGCCCTTCCAGGAGTCATCAGGGAGGACCTCGTAGAGCTCTGGGTTATTAAAGCAGGCTGCCTTATAAAGAGTTGGATTTATTCTTCTGTTTTTCTGCAGCATTATGGCGTCATCAGGGTAGGCATGTCTCGGACCAGGAGCTCGATTAAAGTATCGGCCTCCCCGATTCCCGAATAAACATTGCCGGATCCTGTCCCTTCATAGCCATAGGAATAATCGCCGATTTTCTCGGTTTTGAATAGAATCGGATAAGTGGGATTGGCCAATCCCTGCTCATTTGCGTGTGTAATGAGGATCCTGGTGGCTTCTTTGGCGATAGACAGGAGTTCGGTATTGCCGTATGTTCCCTGGACGCGGATATTGCTATATCCTCTGGGAAAAATGCCGGTGTAATAGTCTTGAGAGGCCCGATAAAACATTTCTGCGGATCCCCAGCTACCGCTCGAGCATAAATTCAAAAAGACGGAATTCTCATCAAAATCTATCCAATCATCTGGCAACGCAAAACCACTAACCTCCACGGAGGTGATAGAAATTATATCGCCCTCAATGGGAAGAAAAAGCCGGTTTTTATTATTTCCATTTAGCCGATAATCTAGCGGCTTTGCATAGAAAAAATTCTCTGCCCATTTTTCTATTTGGAGCTCGATCCTGGCAATTATCGCGTCTTTTTCTGCGTCCGTCATGCCGGACGGCCAGGTATCTATTTCAGATTTGTCAATGTAATTGCCCATGTTTGGACCTTTTGAAAAAAACGGGCGGGCACGGGGATTGCCCGCCCATTTTGGCTATTTAAATATTACTGTCAATTATTCGATGACGCGTCTCTGGACCGCTTTGAAATAGTCGACGTAGAGAATCTTTGCGACTGCCTCGCCGTTCATAATTCCAAAGCCGATTGTCATATATTCGTCATCGGGGATGTTTGTCGTAACGGTGCCCATGGCCGAGCAGACTTGGGGCTCATCGCCGTCTGTGAAGACAAACCATCGAATGGTTCCAGCTCCGTCAAAATGAAATCCAATACGGATCCAAGTGGTGTTCACAAGATCGATGGTCGTATCGGCATCTGTGGCCACGCCGTTCTTTGCGCAGGAAAAATCGAGATTCACATCTCCGTCATCCTTATGGAAAACGGCGTAGTCATCTGAGGGTGTAAACCAGACATCGCCCTCCACTAGACCAAACCAGAATTCACTCTGGATAACTTCACTGAGCTTGAATCGCATCTCTGCGTAGAATGGGTTTGTGGCCTGCAGTAAAAATGTCTCTGCGTCCCTCACGATCTCGGTTACGTCATTATCTGCTGCGGCATTGGTTACGACCAAAACGCCATTCGGCATATCGGCCAGGGCCTGTGTGCCGGCTCCAACTGCCGTGATAGTGTAGTCGGTGGCTAGCCAAATATCGAAGTCGTCCTGGTCCCTGTGGGCGTCAACGATATCGAAATTTCTCCACCAGTCCCACTTATCATGGTTTATGTGGTAATTCAGGAATTCGATATCCCGAATAAAAAGCTCCGGCTGGTGTGTCCCAGCGTCGGCATGCGGAAATTCATATTGTGGACTCATGTGTTTCCTCCAAAATTTTGATTAGGTCAACCTTTTTCAGGAAAAAAGAACGTTTAATCCCGAGCTTGCTGGCGATATTTCGGAGCTGGTTTACAGGGTATTTTGCATAAACAATAGCGGGGATCATCATATCTCCTTTGATTATCTCGACACATAAGTCGGGATATTCCTGTAGCTCCTGGATCGCGTGTTTGTCCTCGAGCTCATAATATTGGCCCTTTGGGATTCTCAAATCGCCTATGCAGGTCGGATAAACTTTCCTGTGACCGTTATTAAGAATTCGTGCTAACATTTAATCAGCCCTATTTCTGCCTCTTTTCTAGCAGCGGTGGGTTAGGCACCGGACAAAAACCACGGCGTCTACGTTCTCGATTGCTACGTCAGTTCGCATGGAATAGAACACGTAAGTTGCTTCGTCGGCCGGCACTCGCTGGGTTTCGAGCTTGATTTCCCGCTGGACTCCGATGATAAAATTGCCCTTGTGCGTGAGCACGACATCCGTGTATTCTCCACCTGCGACTAGCCCGTAGGTTCCATCCGCATCTTGCCCAAGATTCGAGGCCATGAGAGGTACATCGAGAATTCCGACTCTGCCATATGCTGGAGCCATTGCGCCAGTGAAAATTGAGTCGCCGAGGGCTGTTCCCCGAGTACTTAATGCCTCCAGGTAGTCCTGGGTAACGAGGTCAGAGTTTAGGAATTTCAGATTGGCCAGGGAGTTTTTCTGCTTGTACTTGGAGGGCATGTTTTTCAGCATCATGTGATATTTGAATTCCCAATCATAGGGAGCTACGGCGCTGCGTTCGGCGATTCCGCCGGAGAATCTGAAATGTGCATCCGGATCCCAGTCTGAGCTTTCGCATCCCGATCCACTTTCGCAGAGACAGGCATCCTTAATGTGGGCCCCTCCAGGTACTGCGCTGTTGTAGTAGGTCTGGGTGATCGCACTGTGATTGATCTGATAGCGCCAGCCGTCCCAAAGGCCCCGGATGTCATCGGCTCCAAATGAGGGATTTAAGCCCATGGTGTCGCTAATCCAGTAGGCTTCCTCTAGCTCATTGGCAATCTTGGCACCTATGATTCTCATAAGCTGGTCCATAAATTGATTTTCGGTTGTGACTCCCCGGATGTCTTCAAGATCGTCATCGAAAACGGCTACCGCGCCGCGGACCTTTTTGGTCGACAGCTGGATTTTGTTGTGTGCCCACTGCTTTTTGTATTTGGACTCGTTAAACTCAGTGGCTGGATAGAGGAAACGGCCAGAGCCAAAACCGATGGCCCGGACGTTCTTCTGGGGCTGTTTCATGCGGATGATTCGGGCATAATCTTTCATGACCGATTCGTCGAACACATAATCCAGGAATTTGTCGGCCTCTTCCTCGGTGAGGGTTATGGTCGGCATGGATATCAGGTTGTATCCCTTGCCGATCTTGAATTTTTCAAGCAGGCTTTTTGTGGTTCTCTTCAATTTAATCCTCCTCTTCGTCGGGTGAGGTCAACGATGACCATTGGAACTCTTCCTTGTCACCGCCGGCCTTTTTGATTTTGTCGAGATCTTCCTCATCTTTCTCATCGGATTCGAGGCCTTTCTTTGTGGGCTTCTTTTTTAGTTGCTTTTTGAGCTCTTCTATATCTGTGGTTAGGTCATCGATTTTTTTGTCTGCTATTTTCTGCTTTTCCAGCTTTTCGGCGGCCTCAAATATGGCTAGCTTCTCGAGCTTTGCTACTAATTCAGGTGACATTCCATCCTCGTCTCCCTCGCCCTTCCCGATGGCTTTCTCTGCAGCTCCTATCATAGCGGCTACGATTTCCCCAATCTTTTTCAATTGGGCAATAGTGGCCTTTGATAGGCGGGCTCCGGCTTTTTCAGTATTGATGAGTTCGGCCACAAAATCGGGTTCCTCGACTTTCTCTTTTGGAGTGACTGCGGCCTTTGCTATCTTCAAAATTGCGCCATGGACGTCCGGAGTATAATCGTCCCTGTACTCATCAATGGTTTCCAGGGCATCTCCGAGAGCTTTCTGGGCATCTTCCTCGATCCCTTCGGCTTTCTTTATGTCCTCTTCCTTGATCTCGTCGCCGAAAAATTTCGCAAGGATTTCTTTAAATTTCTTCATGTTTTTA